GGGCCGTTCTTCTGCCCGACGTTCGGTGTCTCGGTGACGGTCTGCGCATCGTCCCACCCGGTCGCCGTCATCACAACGACACGGGCAATGTCACGCTCCACGGCCGTTTTCGAACGGCCGCACGCAGCCCCGACAGTGCGGGCAATGTCTCGCACACCGGCCCCGTCGGTAATCGCCTCGGCGATGGCCCCGTAGTAGACCGGCCGGGCCTCGGTCATACGGGCCTGCGCCGACAGTAGGGCCGCAGTAGCGGCCGCGTGGTCCGTCTCGGCCCCGTGGTAGGCCGTGGCGGCCTCGGCCAGTGTGGTGGTCATTTCTTCATTCATTGGGTGTCTCCCTTGGTATGTGCCGGGCGGTATTGCCCGGTGCCCACAGTATAGACACACCCGCACACGATGCACAACCCGGGCCCCGACAAACATCCTCAGACCATGCCCGCCCGCCCACCGACACCCTCGGCACTGTGCAGTCGTGGTGCCCGCTGCCCGCTGTCGTGGTGTGGCTAGTTGGGGCCGGTTGGGTGTCCCTGCAGGGACACCGGGCCAGTGGCGGGGCCGGTTCCTGCCAGTCATCGATCGAACACCCGAGTATGCGATGGGGCGCATGGGCCCCCTACCCACGCACCGATGAAGGGACTCCTGCGGGTCGTCCGATTTACGGTTCTCAGGATATGAACTGTTCGGTATTGTTCTGTTTCGGGGTTACCCGTTCCGGGTTACCCCGTGACATGTGCTTGGCTGTTCGGTGATTGACTCCGTCAATCTTCAGGTACGAAGGCATGCCACTATCTCCTCCCCCCCTGTAGTCCCCCCCTCCACGGGAAACTACTTATAGGTGACATCGTTACATCAATGGGGGCTGGTTTGCGTCGTGCCGAAGTGAACTGTTTGCGGGCAAGATCGGGGTAACGATCTTGCCTATCTAGTGATGGCACATGAAGAAGATTTGGGGCTGGACAGACGGCAGCAACAGTATTTGGACTGGCTATGTACCGCACCCAGTGAACGGAACCCCGCGTCTAAGCAAGGATTCGCTGACCACCTAGGTGTCGACGTGTCGACCCTGAGGCGGTGGGAGAAGAAGGATGTGTTTGCTAGGGAGTGGGAGCAGCGTTCTAGGGCGTTTCAGGGGTCGCCTGAGCGCACGCAGAACGTATTGGACACGTTGCATGCTCGGGCGTTGGATGGGGACGTTAGGGCGGCTCAGTTGTGGTTGCAGGCGATGGATAAGATGGCTCCTGCTCAGGTTGAGGTGAAGACTGATCGTAAGGCTGCTCAGTTGTCTGATGAGGAGTTGGATGAGTTGATTGGTGCTATGGCTGCCCGTGAGCGGGATTCTCGGCTGAGGGCGGTGTAACGATTTGGCTTTCTTAGTGGAGTGCTATGCGTGCGGCATGGAGTATCCGCCGACTCAGTGTCGGTGGAGGTGTCCTTCGTGTGGGGCTAAAGACAGTTGTTGCGACGGTGAGGCGCAACCTAAGATTCCTAAGGATGTGCAGGAATGAGCATTAGTAACTTCGCTGAGAACGCTTTGTTGGATGCGGTTGGTGGTACGGCTTTTGTTGTGTCGTCTCCGTATTTGAAGTTGCATACGGGTGATCCGGGTGAGGATGGGACTGCGAATGCGGCTGGGGAGAACACGTTGCAGGCGTGTTCGTTCAATGCTGCTTCTGGTGGTTCGATGGGTTTGACTTCGTCTGTTTCGTGGACGAATGTGTCGACGGCGGAGACGTTGACGCATTGGTCGTTGTGGAATGGGAATGCGGTTGATGGGTCTGGTGAGCCGACTGATGATTGTGTGTGGACTGGTGCGTTCAACTCGTCTTCGACGGTTGCTGCTGGTGACACGTTTACGATTACGTCGCTTACGTTGACGCTTGACTGACGGTGACTACGAACTTTCCGTCTTCGGTTGATTCTTTTACGAATCCGACGACCAGCGATACGCTGGCTTCGGTTCCGCATGCTTCTCAGCATGCTGATGTGAATGATGCTGTTGAGGCAATTGAGACTGCCCTGTTGGATGGTGCGCCGTTGCACATTGACGACGCGAACGAGCGGGTCGGCATAGGCACAACGTCACCTAGCCAGCCGCTACACGTTGAAGGCAATGCTCTAATTCAGAGCGGTGACCTGACTGTGAATGCTGGTGGCAACACTGTTCTCAACAGGGCAGGTGCTTCAGCGAGCACAGCCGCAGGTGGTATTGAGTTTCAGATAGATGGGACGACGTATGCGTCGCTGCATCAGCCGAGTGCAGGGTCTTTGAGCACCTCTGCCAATGTCGGTATCGGCACAACGTCACCAGCCTACGAACTTGATGTGAACGGAGACATCAACACTTCAGGTAGTCTGCGTATTGGGGGAACACCGGTTGGCGAGTGGGTTGCGTTCACCCCCTCTTGGGACTTCAACGGAAATTCGATAACCACTACGGGTTTCAACTACGGCTATTACCTAGTTGTGGGCGACCTGAAAATAGTCAGAGCGGGCTTCAGGTATTCCTCATCTTCTGGCGGGGGTTCGTTGCGCCTAGTTCTTCCTAGTGCAGCCGGATTTAGCCGATCAGGAATCCATACCTATACAAGAGATGGGTACGCACACAGATATGATGCTTCCGCAAACGCCAATTACTTGGCTACTCCTTTTTACTGGAATAGCGATACGATTATCGGCTTTTACCACGAAGGTGGGGCGGCAAATGTCACCGATACGGTGCCTGTAAGTTGGGGCGGGAATGATGAGTTTTTCTGCACATTGATAGGTCGTGCGCCATGATTATAAACTTAGCATCACACCTAGACCCCGAAGAAGTCCCTTTTGAGTGGTGGGTTGAGCGCATGAGAAACGCACGCAACCGGCTGCTGTCTGAATCTGACTGGACGCAGGCCCACGACGACCCAACAGGTAAGCGCGATGAATGGGCTGTGTATCGTCAGGCATTGCGTGACGCGCCAGCCAATTGGACTCCTGCTGAAACGTGGGATGCCCCTGATCTACCGGAGGGCAACTGATGACTACGAACTTCCCGACTTCCGTCGACTCATTCCCCGACCCCCTAGCAACAGACCGGCTGGACAACCCACCCCACGACGTTCTACACACGAACGTCAACTCGGCTGTTGAAGCAATCGAAACCGCCCTGCTGGACGGGGCACCTTTGCACATTGACGATGTCAATGAGCGTGTTGGTGTTGGCACTACGTCACCTTCAACGGAGTTGGAGGTTGACGGTACTGTCACGGCAACAGAGTTTGTGGGTGATCTTCAGGGGGCGACACACATTCAGGTAAAGAACACTTCGGGTGGTTCTTTGTCTAAGGGCACACCTGTGTATGCGACTGGTTCTGTTGGTGCTTCGGGGGCTGTGGAGGTGCAGGCTTCGTTGGCTGGCACAGCCAGCACTATGCCTGCGTTGGGTTTGTTGGATGAAACTTTGGCTGATAATGCTGAGGGGTCTGCGACGATTCTTGGTGTTGTTCGTCAGGTGGATACGTCGTCGTATTCGGTGAATGACAGTTTGTATGTCGCGGTGTCGGGTGGTTTGACTGATGTGCGTCCGACGGGTGCGTCGGAGTTGGTGCAGAAGATTGGGCGTGTTGTCAGGTCTGATGCTTCCACTGGTGAGATTTTGGTGTTGGGTGCTGGCCGGTCGAATGATGTGCCGAATGGTTTGTCTCCGACGATCACCTTGTCTGGTGATGCGTCGGGTTCGGTGACGTTGACTGAGTTGTCTAATGGTACGTTGTCGGTGACGGTCAATGATGACAGTCATAATCATACGATTGCGAATGTTGACAACTTGCAGTCGTCGTTGGATGGCAAGGCGGCTTCTAGCCATAGCCATTCGTATTTGCCGTTGTCGGGCGGAACAATAACTGGAAATGTAGCAATAAATGGTACCTTGACCACTGACTCCATCAAAAACGACAACGGCACCTTCCTCACTTTAGAGGGTGGTGACGGTTGGAATCTTGCAGGCAACGCTAGTGGGGAGTATGTGTGGCTAGCAGCCGAGGGTGGTTTGATGATTATTTCATCGGACAGCAACAGCACATCATGGGCCGATCGTGAGCAGATTCGCATTACCGCTGAAGGCGGAATTGACAACAGGTTGAGAGTGCATGGTCAGTTGCGGACAACCGTGACAGGAAGTTATGGAACCATACAGACAGCGAACGTCGCTTCTTGGGATGGTTTTTCTATCAACGGTCGTGTTGTGTTTATGCACGACGATGCCAATGCTTGGGGCATCTACAACGATGTCAATAACCATTGGATGATCTACGGGGTGTTGGGTGGCGCAGTTGAACTGAAACACAACAACGCAACTAAGGCTTACACAGATAGTTCTGGTTTTCGTGTGGCAGGTCGTTTGTATTCGGATTCTGGCACATCATCTTTTGATGTGTTGCAGGTGCGAAATGAAATCCAGTTGGCTTACGGGTCGGTAACCGACCCTCCAATCACTTGGTCATCTGACGGAGACACAGGTATTTACGGGGCAAATGATCGTGTGTACATTGGTACTAGCGGCGTTATGCGTGCGGCGTTCGGCAACAACTTTTGCGACTTCTACGGCGAAAGTCGTTTTTACTATGACACAACTTCTAATGACTGGTCGGCCCAGCCGATTCAGGCGGTAGCGGGTACTGCTAACGACATTGGTATCGCTATTCGTTCGTACGGTTCGGACACTCACACGACACAGATGCGTGCCGCAAGTGGACGGTTGTATATACGCAGCCATAATGACGGCGCTTACCACACGGTTTATGCGATTATCTCTAACCAGTCTTCGCGTGATGAGAAGCAGGACATCATTGAATGGTCGCCGCCTGTCCCTGTTTCTGCTGGTTCGATGACGAACCCTGAGTATGCGACAACGATGAGTTTGGTGAACCAGTTGAATGTGGTGTCATACCGTTGGGAAAAAGAACGGTACTGTATCGCTAATGAAGTTTGCGAAGATGACCCAGATCACGACGATACACACATTTGTGGTCGTGATTGTGATAGCAGCGTTGACGACCCTTGTAACTATTACAAGCAATGGGAACGTGGAACTATCGGGCTTGTTGCCGAGGAAGTCGGTGAGGTTATTCCGCAGGTGACAGACATTGACATGGAGTCTGGGGAGAATAAGGCGATTGATGGTTTGGCTTTGACTGCCGTGCTGGTCAAGGCTCTTCAGGAAATAGATGCACGTTTATCTGCTTTGGAGGCAGCGTGAATATTGAGATGCAAGAACTGTTGGCAGAGATCGAACGTCAATTCCCCAAGGAATTTACGATTTGCGCTCAGGCTGTGCAGATCAGAAAACTGCAAGAGCAGATGGCTGATGGTGAACCGTCGGGTAACGAAACGGCTGAATAAGTATGGCAACCAGTTTTCCCGGCTCTCTTGATACGTATGTGAACCCGACCGGTTCGGACCAGTTATCAACTGGTCCGTCTGGTGGTGTCAGCCATGCGACGATGCACTCAAACGTCCATGACGCTTTGAGTGCCCTTCAAGCGAAGGTTGGTGTTGATTCCAGTGCGGTGACTTCGTCGTTGGATTACCGGATGGCTCAGGCGGAGAAGAACGCTCCGGTGGGTACGGTGTCGATGTTTGCTGGTGCTGCGGCACCGACCGGCTGGTTGTTGTGTCAGGGCCAGACGGTTGATTATGCGGATTATCCGTTGTTGGCTGCGGTGTTCGGGGTGTCTGGTGGGACGTTCACGTTGCCGGATTTGCGTCAACGTGTGCCGGTTGGTTCCGGCACGGGTTACACGTTGCGGTCTTCTGGTGGGTCTGCGACTGATTCGATTACGTTGGCTGAGACGAATCTTCCGAGTCATACGCATGGTGTGAATCACAGTCATACGATTGCGGATCACGACCATACGATGCCGAATCATGCCCACACGATTCCTGACCACAGCCACAGCATCCCTAATCACAAGCACCCTATTCCGGAGCATGGACACGGGCACAACATCGAAGCGGCTCAGGCCTCCCATAACCATTCGGGCGGCATTGTTGTGCGTACCAGTGCCGGTACTTTTGGTGGTGCTGCTTCTGGTCATGGCGGAACCGCAGCAACTGACGCGGCCAGTTTTACTACCGATAGCAAAACTCCGGATATCACGATTTCCGGCGGGGTGTCAAACAAGCCTGCATTCGATACGAGTGACAAAACTGGTTTATCTACCAATGATAAGACCAGTCTTTCAACGAACGACAAGTCGAATTACTCCACTAACGACAAGTCTGGTTTGTCGACTAATGGGCCTGCGACGGTGACTTCTGGCAGCACGGGTAACGGTACGGCTTTCGATGTTGATGTGGTTCAACCGTATTTTGTTTTGAACTTCATGATTCGCGTAGACGACTGAGGCCGTTATGGCCGACGTGCTGTATAACGATGCTGGGGCTGATTATGACCAGTCGTCGTTTTACTATGAGGAATCGGTAGAGAACGCTTACGCTGATCCCGGCATTGAGTATGGGGGCAACAAGTCTTATTGGGGGACGGTTGTCTATGAGGTGACGGCTTCTGGTTCTGGTGTTGGCGGGTCGTCTGCGACCCGTCTCAGAACCGTGTCGGACACCGCTAGCGGGGCTGGTGTTGGGTCTTCTGCTGCTGTGCGGCTGCGTACTGTGTTGCGTTCGGCTTCGGGGGTGTCGTCGTCTTCTGAGGCGGCGACACGTGTCCGTACTGTTCTTAGGTCTGCTGCGGAAACCAGTGTTGGTGGTTCTTCTGCTGTCCGGTTGCGGGAAACATTCCAAACTGTTGACGAGTTCGCTGAAGGCTCTCAGGCTGCCGCATTCTTGCGTGAGACGTTTGGTTCGGCTGCTACTGCCGGTGTTTCCTCTGAAACGACTCTCAGGCTTCGTGAGACGTTCCAGACGACTGTGTCGTCCGGTACGTCCGGATCGACGTTTGATGCGATTCTGGGGGCATTCAGGACCGCTACAGGGCAAGGTGGTGCAACGACCGGTGATCAGGCTTCGACCCTTAGGGAGACGTTTGGTGTTCTGACCGGTTCAGGTCAGGGCTCCAGCACGGCGGAACGCCTGCGAACAATCTTCAGGGAGTCGACTTCTGATGGTGTTTCTGGCGAGTCTGCGATCAGGTTGCGGACCGTGTTGCGGGACGCTGAGGGTGCTGGTCAGGGCGGTTATTTGGGTGCGTTGTGGAAGAACGAGGGGACGTATTGGAATGCGTTGGTGAAGACCCGTCCTATCCAGTTGGAACATCCGGGTAAGTCGCCGTTCCGTCGGAACACTAACTATTCGGTCAGGGTGCCCCGTTGAACTTAGACGAACTGTTGAATGAACGTGAGTGGCGCAGATGCGTCGGCGGGGATGATCCGGCCGAGGGGTTCGCCTATTTTTGCCGGAACTATTGGCATATCAAACATCCTCAGGATGGGCGTATCAAGTTTGATTTGCGTGAAGCGCAGGAAGACACGATTGATCATTGGATGAACAACCGTTATTCGGTTGTTCTCAAAGCCCGTCAGATTGGTTTTTCTACGGTTGCTGCTGCGTATTCGTTTTGGTTGACGTTCTTTTTTGGTGACCGGTTTGTGGTCATGTTGTCTCGCACTGAGCGTGAGGCTGCGAAGTTGTTGCAGAAGTCGAAGTATGGGTACAAGTTTTTGCCGGACTGGATGAAAGAACGTGGCCCTGATCTGGTTGTCGATAACCAGTTGAAGATGACGTTTGCGAATGAGTCAGCGATTGAGTCGCTGCCTAGCGGTAATGATCCTGCCCGTGGCGAGTCGGTG